TAGGTGGATTTGCAGCTTGGAATAAACACCGCAAGGTTAACGCAAAGTGGAACACACATGGCTAAAAAGTTAAAAGCTACCACTTTAGAAAATCAATATGGTCGACCTATTTGGGAAGATGTAGAAAGTGGTAAAAGACATTCAGAATTATCTACTACTTTTAAATATAAAGGTGAGTGGGTAAATATGCCTACTTTACACAAAGGTAAAATTTATAATGCAGATCAATTAAAACGTTTTCTTGATTTAGATGATTCAGCATTAGATGGTTGGATAACTAGTACACACAAAAGTAAATTTGAAGCAGAACAAGCTGCAAAATCTAGAAGTGACAACATGAAACAAACAGCAGCAAAAACAGCTAGCGGTTTTTTTGAATTAAGTGAAGCAGGACAAAAGTTAGTAGCTAAAGATAAAGCAAAAACTAAAAAATTAGCAGCTACTGTTAAACCTGTATTTACGTACAAAGGTGATGTTTTACCAAAAGAATCTATTACTTTGATAAAAGACTTAAAACCTGATTATGGTCCAGTACCTGGATTTAAACGTCCTTTAGATAGTAAAGGTAATAAACAAGGTTATTATGATGCTGATGAACAATCTGAGTTTTGGAAAACAGATGCTGGATATGAAAAAGCAATGCAAACATGGGGTAAACAAGGTGGAGTATTACCACAATTTGTAAAAAAACCTAAACAAAAAGAATTTGATATATCAGCAATTACAAAACTTTTTACAATGAAAAATTAATGGATATTAAATTTCACAGATGTACAGTTTTACAAAATGGTAATGCTTATTTATACTACCGACATGATAAACGTATTAATGGTTATTTAGCATTAACAATAGCAATTGGAGATAATTTTAAAGATAAAAAAAGTTTTGCAAAATTATTAAAATATTTTTTTAATGAAATTATTATAGATGATGACCTCTATGTAAGCTTTGCAGATAATGATAAAGGTTATTTTAAATATATTAATGAAAAGCCTATAGAATTTGAAAACCATACTATTTATAAAGTTAAACCATATAATAATGGACAATTTAAGGAAGAAGCATAATGGCAGAAAAGCAACATAATTTAGATTTAGATTTAAGCAAACCTAAAGAGTTGACAGATTGGAAAAATCCTCCTGATTTGTTAGAGCTTAAAGCTGATTACGAAGAAGCACAGTCTGCTCATACATCACATGTAATGGATGTAGATGGTTGGTTAGATGCATTAAATGGTGAACAAAACATTAATAATAAAAAAGGACGATCAAAAATCGTACCTAAGCTTATTCGTAAACAAGCTGAATGGCGTTATGCTGCATTAAGTGAGCCTTTCTTATCTACAGATGATTTGTTTAATACAGCTCCAATGACATTTGAAGATAAAGAATCTGCTATACAAAATCAATTGTTATTAAATTATCAAGTTAATTGTAAATTAGATAAAACTGCATTTATTGATGAGTACATTCGTACTGCTGTAGACGAAGGTACTGTTATAGTTAAAGTTGGTTGGGAATACCAAGATGAAATTGTTGAAATTGAAGTTCCTGATTTTGAATTTCAAGAATCTCCTGAATCTGCCCAAATGCATGAACAATTGCATCAAATGATGGAACAACAACCACAAATATATGAAAAAGAAACTTCTTCTGAAATAAAAGAAGCTCATAGACTAACAATGGAAACAGGTGTACCAGTAATGCCTATGCAAATAGGTTCACATATAGAAGAACAAACTAATGTTATTAAAAATCAACCTGATTTAGAAGTATGTGATTATAACAATGTAATTATTGACCCTACTTGTTTAGGACAATTAGATAAAGCTAATTTTATTATTTATAGTTTTGAAACTTCTTTAGCTGAACTTAAAAAAGATGGTAGATATTCAAATTTAAAACATATAAATATAGAAAATGCTTCTCCATTAGCAGAACCAGATCATCATTACGATGATGATACTAATTTTAAATTTAAAGATGACCCTCGTAAAAAAATAATAGTGTATGAATATTGGGGTTACTGGGACATTGATGATACTGGAGAAGTAGAACCTTTTATAGCTACTTGGGCAGGTGATGTATTGATTAGAATGGATAGAAATCCATTCCCTGATAAAAAATTACCTTTTATAGCTGTTCAATATTTACCAGTTCGTAAACACATATATGGTGAACCTGATGGTGCATTGTTAGAAGATAACCAAAAGATTATTGGTGCTGTAACACGAGGTATGATTGATATTATTGGTAGGTCTGCTAATGGACAAATGGGTATTCGTAAAGATGCTTTAGATGTTACTAATGCTCGTAAGTTTGAACAAGGTGCAGATTATAAGTTTAATTCTAATGTAGACCCTAGACAAGCATTTCATATGGATACGTATCCTGAAATACCTAATAGTGCGTTAAACATGCTTAATCTTCAAAACAATGAAGCTGAATCTTTAACTGGCGTTAAAGCGTTTAGTAGTGGCATTAGTGGACAAGCTTTAGGTAATACAGCTACAGGTATACGTAGTGCATTAGATGCATCATCTAAACGTGAGTTAGGAATACTTAGAAGATTAGCTGATGGTATTAATCAAATAGGTCGTAAGATTATATCTATGAACTCTGAATTTTTATCTGATGAAGAAATTGTAAGAGTAACTAATGAAGAGTTTGTTGCTATTAATCGTGAAGACTTAGGTGGTATGTACGATATTAAATTAAATATATCTACAGCTGAAGCTGATAACGAAAAAGCTCAAGAACTATCATTTATGTTACAAACTATGGGTAATAACATGGATCCAGCTATGTCACAAATAATATTGTCAGATATTGCTCGATTACGTAAGATGCCTGATTTAGCTAAACAAATTAAAGAATATCAGCCACAACCTAATCCAATGGCTGAACAAAGAGCACAACTTGAAATGCAACTATTACAAGCTCAAATAGCTAATGAATCTGCTAAAGCAGCAGAGAATGCAGTAGATGTAGAATTTAAGAAAGCTAAAACTCAAACTGAAATATCTAAGTCTAGAAACTTAAATAGTAAATCTGATATGGAAGATTTAAATTTTGTAGAACAAGAATCTGGAGTTGGTAGACAACATGAAGAAAACATGAAAGGAGTAGATCAAGAAAATAACATTGACAGTAAATTTGCTGATGCAATAATAACTGATACAATGTTAAATGGACAGTAATATTTGAAAAATAGTGATATAATCGCGAAAAAGGAGAATTTTACTACTTTGTTTTTATCTCAATAAGAGGACACACGATGAGCACAGAAGAACAGTTACAAGAGTTAGATGATAATATGAATGATGCAAAGCAGTTCATTGATATTAAAGATAGTACTTTAAAACTTTTTAAAAACAGAGAGTTTAAAAAAGTTGTACTTGAATATTATTTTAAAGAAGAAGCAGCACGATTAGTTATGGCTAAAGCTTCTAATTTAAATGATGAACAACAAAAATTAATCGACAATATGATTTACGGTATTGGAGCATTAAGTAATTTCTTTGATAGCGTACTTACAAGAGGCTTACAAGCTGAACAAGCTTACAAAGATGATGAAAATGCTAGAACTGAAATTCTACAGGAGGACTTAAGCTAATGGCAGAAGTACAGAGTCCTTTGGGAATGGATGACGAAGAATTCCTAAAACAAGATTTAAGTCAACTTGAAGCTGAATTAATAGCTGCAGAAGAAACTGCAAAAGAAGTTCAAGAAACGACTGACCAAATTGATACTCCTGAAGAAGAGCAAACTTCTGAAGAAGTAACAAGTGAAGACGAAGAAGTAACTCCTGATAAGATCGACCCTTATGAGGAAACGGAAGAGTCTGAAAGTAATACAGAAGAATCTGAAGAAGAGATATTAGAAGATGAAGTAGCTGACCTAGACGAGGATACTCAACTAGAAGCCGAAACATTAGAAGATGCTAAAGAACCAGAGTCTGAAGATACAGATGCAACTGAAGATACCAAAACAGCTGACACAGAGGATACTCAAGATACAGCTGAAGTAGATTTTGAAGCGGCATATAAACGGATAATGGCACCTTTTAAAGCTAGCAAGCGAATGATGCAAGTTAATAATATTGACGATGCAATTGCTTTAATGCAAAAAGGAGCTGACTATCATACTAAAATGAAGACGTTAAGTCCTAATTTAAAGATAGTTAATATGTTAGAAAAAGAAGGATTGTTAAATCAAGGAAAACTTAACAATTTAATTGATATTTCTAAAAAAGATCCAAAAGCAATACTACAACTTATAAAAGATAGTGGCATTGATCCGTTAGATATAGATACAAGTGAAGAAGTAAACTATAAACCAGGTAATTATGCAGTAACTGATAAAGAGTTTCAATTAAATCAAGTACTTGATGATATTAAACAAACTCCTTCTTTTGATAAAACTATTCGTATTGTTGGTAAAGAGTGGGATAGTGAAAGTAAAGAAGTTATATCAAGTAATCCTGAAATAATTGCAGTTATTAATGAACATGTTTTTAATGGTGTTTATGATAAAGTTCAGGCAGTTGTAGATACTGAACGTGCATTAGGAAGATTACAAGTATCAGATATTGAAGCGTATAGACAAGTAGCAGACATGCTTGCACAACGTGGTGAAATAGTTTCTCCAAGTAATGAAGTTAATACTGCTCCACTTAAATCTGTAACGAAGACTAAAGCACAGGACCCTGCTGTTATACAACAGAAGCGTAAAGCTGCAGCAGGAACAAGAAAGACTACAAGCAAAACTAGTAACCTTACGTCTAATTATTTAGGTATGACTGATGAAGAGTTTATGAAGTTAGCTGATGTGTAGTACTTCTTTTTTCAATGTTTATAGGAGCTTAAAATGGCTTTAGAATACGGAACTGGTGCTAATGGTGCCAGTAATATCGGTGCTCAAGCGCGCACTGACTTTTATTTTAAAAAAGCGCTCATTAAAGTACGTGACATTCAGTACTTTATGCCTTTGGCAGATGTAAGGGCAATGCCTAAACATCATGGTAAAACAATCAAGCAAGATGTATATCAACCACTATTAGACAGTCTTAACGTATCAGACCAAGGTATTGATGCTGATGGTCTAATCATTACTCAAGGT